ACCAACGCACCAAGCGATTGGACAGGCAACAAGTATTTCTTAGATGGCACAACTTGGTCAGCTAATCCTGATTGGGTAGACCCAGAAGCGGATGACGGAGAGTAAAAGCAATGCGTATCATTGGTAATGATCCAAGCGTACCAAGACAGGAACACGCTGTAGCTAGTGGTACGTTGACGAATGGTTCAAGTGTTATTGTTAATTCTGATGGGACTGTCAGTGTTGTTGCAGGGTCTGACACTACTTCTGGAACGGCTGTTCAGTTTGAATCTGGAAACATAAACAAACCAAGATCTGCTTATGATACTACTAATAATAGAGTAGTTATAGCTTACGCAGACTTAGGTAATAGTTATTATGGAACGGCTGTGGTCGGAACAGTTTCTGGCACAAGTATTTCTTTTGGAACTCCTGCTGTATTTAATAGCGCCCAAAGCAACGGTAGTATGAGTATCGTCTTTGATGATAATGCAGGTAAAGTTGTAATTTCATATCAAGACGGTGGAACTAATCAAGGAGAGTCTTTGGTTGGCACAGTATCAGGAACTTCTATTAGTTTTGGGTCTACTGCTACTTTTTTAGGTAATGATTTTAATAATTTAGTCGCATCTTACGACAGTAATTTAAATAAAGTTTTACTTGTTTACAGAGATGGAAATACCTCAAATCGTGGGGCTGCTGTAGTCGGAACTGTGTCTGGTACAACTATAAGTTTTGGAAGTCAGGCTCTTTTTACGGCAGATACCCCTGCAAGACCTAACGTGTGTTTTGACAGTAATGCTAACAAGTTTTTAATTGTTTATGATGACGGCGGAGATAGTAATAAAGGAAAATCTGTTGTTGCTACAATTTCAGGCACGAGTGTTAGCTTTGGTAGTGAAGTTACTTTCCATGATGCAGGGACAGATTGGATAGGAACATCTTTTGACAGTGATGAAAACAAAATATTAGTTGTTTATGAGGATACAGCAGATAGCAATAAAGGTAAGGCGGTTGTCGGAACAATCTCAGGGACGAGTGTTAGCTATGGTTCTGAAGTAGAAATTGGAAACTCTTCTGCTACTCTGGCTGAGATTGGAGTAGTGTATGATACAAATTTAGATGCTCATGTAATTACATTTCGTCCAGACTCATCAACACGGACACTTGAAACTATTGCTGCACAAGTATCAGGAACAACTGCAACATTCTCTAGTTCAGTTTCTTTAACAAATTCTGTATCAGATGAAATAGCTTTTCCAATATTTGATCCAGATACAAACAAAGTTATACTAGCATATCGTGATGAAAATGATAGCGGCAAAGGTAAAGCAATAGTTTTAAGTCCTGGGCTTGGCTCTAACATCACCTCAGAGAACTTTATAGGCATAGCTCGTAGTGGTGCAGCTTCTGGTGCAGGGGCTATCATAGATACGCAAGGTGCAATAGCCGACAACTTGTCTGGGCTAACAGCAGGGCAAAGCTACTTTGTTCAGGGTGATGGCACACTAGGTACAACGGCTGCTAGTCCTAGCGTCTTTGCAGGGACGGCTGTGTCAGCAACTAAACTTATCGTGAAAGGTTAGACATGTTAAAACGTATAGGTGCTGAAGAGAGTGGTGAGTTTAAAGCGATAGCCAGTGGCACATTGCCAAGCGGTAAGCCAGTGGTGGTTAATGCTGATGGGACTGTGAGTGTTGTTAGTGGATCGGATGCTTCTATAGGATCAGCAGCAGTTTTTGAAAGCGCAAGCACAGGTAAAACCGCTTCAACATTTGACTCAAGTAATAATAAAATAGTTATATGTTATAGGGATGTGGGTAATAGTTCTCACGGCACTGCCGTTGTAGGTACAGTTAGTGGAAGTTCTATTTCTTTTGGAACACCAGTAGTATTTAATGCTGCCTATACTAATGAACTAAGTGTTATCTTTGATAGTAATTCTAATAAAGTGGTGGTGGTTTATGCAAATAGTTCGCAAGGGACTGCCAAGGTAGGCACAGTGTCAGGAACTAGTATTTCATTTGGAAGTGCTACTGTCTTTGATGCGGCTCAAGGTGTCTACTTGGGTGCTACTTTTGACAGCAACAGTAACAAAGTTGTGGTAGTTTATACAGGAACAAACAACTATGTTGAGTCAAGAGTAGGAACTATTTCTGGTACGTCCATAAGTTTTGGTACTGCTGTAGTTGCTAAATCTTCTTCTACAGACGGAAATGCAATCACTTTTGACAGTAATAGGAACAAAATAGTAATAGTATCTAGAATAGGCACAAACGCTCAAGCAATGGTAGGAACAGTTAGTGGTACGTCTATAAGTTTTGCAAGTTCTGTTGGTATAGGAACTCAAACTAAATTTTTAGCTCTTACTTTTGATAGCTCAAATAATAAAGTTATTACTGCTTTTGTGGATGGTAGCGATGCAGATCAAGGTAAAGTTATTGTTGGAGACATAGACGGTAGTGGAGTTATAAGTTTTGGCACTGCTGTTGAATACAATGCTAATATAGATGAACAGCAAGGAGTTGCTTTTGATAGCAATGCTAACAAAGTTATTGTTGCTTACGACTCAGCAGGTACAAGCAAAGGGCAGGTGATAAGCGGTACAGTTAGTGGTACTAGTATATCCTTTGATTCGGAGACAGTATTTGAGGCTGCAAATGTTGAAGGTGTTTCTGTTGCTTTTGACAGCAATGCTAACAAAAATGTTATTTCTTACATAGATGGAGATAATTCAAGATATGGTACTTCTGCTGTCTTTGCTCCTGCTTCCACCACCATGACCTCAGAAAACTACATTGGTATGTCCAAAGGTGGGGCTGTAGCTGACACCAAGGGTGCAACCGTAGATATTATTGGTGCAGTAAATGATGAGCAATCTGGCCTCACACCAGGACAACAATATTTCGTACAGAATGATGGAACGATAGGCACAACGGCTGCAACGCCAAGTGTACTGGCAGGGACTGCTATTTCAGCGACAGAATTATTAGTAAAAACGTAAGGTGAATAATGCCGTTAATTTCTATGCAAATTCCAAAAGGTCAGTATAGAAATGGCACTGATCTTATGTCACAAGGTAGATGGCGTGATGTAGATTTAGTTCGTTGGCATGAAGACGCTTTGCGTCCTATAGGTGGTTGGCGTCAAAGGCAAAGCGTAAATATTAGCGGTGTTGCTCGTTCAATAATAGCTTGGGAAGATAACAGCGCCAACAGAAGACTAGCTACTGGAACTTTTAACAAATTATATGCATTACAAGCTGATGGAACTTCAGCAGATATTACTCCTGTTGGACTTACTGCTGGGCGTGTAGATGCAACTATAAACACTGGTTATGGCGCTAGTTTTTATGGGCGTGAAGAATACGGACTGCCAAGAGCCGACAGTGAAAACATATTAAAAGCTACCGTTTGGTCATTAGATAACTATGGAGAATTTCTTCTAGCTATGTCTCCTGACGATGGAAAATTGTATGAATGGCAGTTAAATAATGCTGTTAAAGCTGCACAAGTAACTAACGCTCCTACTTCTTGTTCTGGGTTTATGGTTACAGAAGAAAGATTTGTAGTTTGTTTTGGCGCTGGTGGTGATAGCCGAAAAGTGCAGTGGTCAGATCAAGAAGATAACACAACTTGGACAGCAGCCGCTACAAACCAAGCTGGTGATATACTACTACAGACTAATGGTGTTATTTTACGAGGTTTAAGAACAAGAGGGCAATCACTGATTTTAACCACAGAAGATGCCCACAGCATGACCTATCAAGGGCCACCATTTGTTTATGGTCTAGAAAGAGTTGGAACGTCTTGTGGGTTAATAGGCGCTGCTGCTGCTGTAGCTGTGGACGCTGGAGTGTTCTGGATGGGTCAGCGTGGTTTCTTTGCTTATTCTGGTGGTAGGGTTCAAGATATACCATGTGAAGTTGGAGATTATGTTTTTTCTGATTTTAATAATGACCAACGTAGTAAAGTTAGTGCTGTAGTAAACTCTGCTTGGAATGAAATATGGTGGTTTTATCCTAGCTCAGATAGCATGGAATGTAACAGATATGTAGCTTACGATTACGCAGAAAACATATGGACTACTGGTTCTATGGATCGCACTGCTGGAGTTGATCGTGGTGTATTTCGTTACCCTATGTACATCAAAAGCAATGGTATTTTATACGAACACGAAATAGGTTATAATTATGACACTGGAACGCCATTTGCTGAAACAGGGCCAATATCAATTGGAAATGGTGAAAACTTAATGAATGTTGTAGAACTTATACCTGATGAAAAAACATTAGGTGACGTTACTGCAAAGTTTAAAACAAGGTTTTATCCTACTGCTGCTGAAACAACTTACGGCCCATTTACAATGAGCAACCCAACATCTGTAAGGTTTCAGGGGCGTCAAGTTCGTATGCGTGTAGAGGGCAACACAGCGTCAGATTGGCGTGTTGGCATAATGCGATTAGATGCGCGGCAAGGTGGGCGTAGATGAGGATTGTCCCACCGTATACACCAGATATACAATCATGGGCTGAAAATATTAGGAAGTTTCTTGGCAAAGCCCTCAATCAATTAGATGCAAAAGATCAGTATAGTTCTGCTGCTGAAGATGGTGTTATTTTATATGATAGAGTAAATGGATACCCTGTTGTCAGTAAAAACGGTGTGTGGCGTCAAATAGTTTTAGAAGGTGGACACGGTGATTTTTATATTAATACAGACGTAACAGCGGCAAGCGCAAATACAGAGTATCAACTTACATACACGGCTGAAGCTAGTAATTCTGGTATTACTTTGGGAAGTCCTGCAAGTAGAATTGTTTTTGGAGAAGCTGGGCAGTATGTTATAGCTTTCTCAGCGCAAATATCATCTACATCGGCAAGCACTGTTCATTTTTATTTCTGGCCTAGCGTAAATGGAACAGATATAAATAATAGCGCAATGACCACAGCTTTGCACCAAAACAATGCAACTTTGGTTGCTGCAAGAACTCAGGTTTTTACGGTAGCGGCTAATGATTATTTAGAAGTAAATTGGATGACAGATAGCACTAGTGGTTTTTTAAATGCTACGGCTGCCTCTGCGCCAGTGCCAAATATTCCTGCTTCAACTTTGTCAATTACAAGATTACATGGGTAGGGGTGTAAATATGTATAAACTATGGTAAAATTATGAAAGATTTTATTTTAAGCGATGATTTAGAAAGATGTCAGCCTTGGATAGAGGACGCACTGCAATACTCAGGTGGCACACATACTTTTGATGATATTGTTTTAGGTATTGCTGAAATGAGGATGCAATTATGGGCTGCACCAAAGGGGTGCATTGTCACAGAAATTGTGGTATATCCTAAAAAGAAAGTATTACATCTGTTTTTAGCTGGTGGTGATTTGGAACAATTAATAGATATGAACAACGATATAACTAATTGGGCGGTTGGTCAGGGTTGCACTGGTGGAACAATCACAGGTAGATTAGGTTGGAAAAAAGCATTAGCGCCATTAGGGTGGAAATTAAAAAGTGCTAATTACGCATTTGATTTAAATAATAGTGAAAGTGATTAGGAGATAATTATGGGTGGTGGTTCTCAAGAAACAAAAGCAACCTTACCGAAATTTGCGGAAACAGGGGTTCAACAAACTTATGGGATGGGTAGAGATGTTGCAACTCAACAGGCTACTTATGTTCCTACATACGGCCCAACAGTAGCTGCATTAAGCCCTGATGAACAAATGGCGATGCAATATACTGATATGCAAGCGAACGCATTTGGTATGCCTACAGCAAACAGGTCAGGTTATATGCCACAAGCAATGCAATATGAGGGTGGTATTCAGGGATATTCTGCTAGACCATTAGCAGATCAAGCAATTGGATTATTACGAGATGAAAACCCTGCTTTTGCTCAGTATACAGAAAGCTTTGGTATTGATCCAGAAACAGGAGAAGTTGGCTCAAGAGCGTTAGAAAACCAACCTGTAGAGTTAGAAATGCAAAGCAGTGGTGGGAAATAGGAGAATATTATGGGTAGTAGGGGACAAACACCAGGTGGGCAAGTAGCAACTCCAACGCCAGTAGCGCCAATGCCTAATGTTCAAGGCGCAGGGGGGGTAAATCCTTTTCAGCAAGCAGCAGCGGCACAAACGCAAGCTTTGGGAGCAACTACGGCTGGGACTACTTACGCAACTGACCCAAGGGCAATGAATAGAATGTCGGCTGGTATGAATTATCAAGCACCAACCGCTGCAACAAATGCC